ACATCGCAGATCATGAGTATTGAGACGCAGGTGTCCGAGCTTTACGGAGATAGTAAGGATGATGACTGGAAAGCAGAGGAAGTGTCTAGGATAAAGAATGAACGTGGTATAGCCGAAATGCAGGAGCCGTCAATGGTTCCGGGAGGATTCAAGCCAGAGGTGATAGCAAATGGATCTACTGAACATCCTACTGATATTTCAGGAGATGGAAGATTATCTGATATCGTCGATGAAAAGAAACCTGCAACGGCACCTAAATTGGGAAAAAAGTGAGGGCTTTGACTGGACACAGTGGCAGGCAATCCAGATAAAGAGTCTTCGAGGGTATCGGGAAGAATCAGCCAAGATTATTGACTTTGCTTTTGACAAAGCTTCTCCGGAAACGGAAAAGTTCATAACCGACGCTTTCCATGAAGGCGCTAAGTCCTTTGATCTGCAGATAGATCAGGCCACGCAGACCGCAACTACTCAGATTCCGCTGGATCAGCTAGCTGATGCAAGGCTCGACATTGGGAAAGACGGAAAGGTTGTTTGGACCACGGCAGCAGAAGCACCGCAAAGACCGTCATTGGTTGTTGCCACTCTTCCGGATCCTGTTCTCGATCAGATACCCGATGAATCCTTCTTTCAAGTTAATAAAGCAAAGCTTGACGCCTGTATCAACGACACACACCGGGATATGGATCAGGTACGCTTTGCAGCAGCGAACCGCATGGGCGCCGGCTATGAAGAGATCCTTAAAAAAGCAGATATCTTCATGCAAACCGGGACAATGACACTGCAGCAGGCAATAGACATGGCGAGTCGTGAGTTTCTTGCGGCCGGCTTAAACTGTGTTGAGTACGAGAATGGCCGCAGAGTGAATGTCGCTTCTTACATTGAGATGGCTCTGAGGGCATCGTCCAGACGTGCTGCGCTGACCGCAGAGGGTGCAAAGCGAGATCAGTGGAAAGAATATCTTGTAGTTTCTCCGACGCTTGGAAGTACGTGCCCGCACTGTCAGAAGTGGCAGGGGGTCGTTCTGGTCGATGATGTGTATTCAGATGGTAAGCCGGACGGCATACATCATCTTTTATCGGAAGCGATCAAGGATCAATTTCTGCATCCGAACTGCAGACATCCGCTGGTTACCTTCTTCGAGGGTATAACAGAGATACCAACAGCTTCTCCCTTTGAGCAGACGCGGACACAGTACGAGGCAGAGAAGCGGCAGCGGCAGATCGAACTAACTATCCGTAAGTACAAGCGACTCAGAGATGGATCAGTGGATCCGGCCAATATTGACAAGTACAGCCTCAAGGTAAAGCAGTGGAATAGAATCATGCAGCAGCACTTGAAGGACAATCCGGAGCTCCGGAGAAAGCCCGAGAGGGAAAAAGTTGCGTCCGTGAAGTTTGTGGCAGAACCACAAATCAAAGACAAGCCAATAATCCCAATAACGGATAAAGCAATACAACAAGTGCCGCTCGTAGCGGTTGAAGGAGACAAAGCGCTATCAAAATCTATTCAAGTTGCCAATCAGGAAATATTACAAAGATCTCAAGCAGCGGGCAACGTAGAGGTTGCAGGCGTTTTCTCGCCAGATTTTTCACAAAAGGCTTATGCGTCAGGCAAATACAGCCAGGTAGTATTGGACGGAGACGCGAACAAGCTACTTAGCGCGGGTAGTCCCATGTACTTACTGCATAATCATCCGCGAGGCGGGCGCTTATCGCTAAGGGACGTATTCACTTTTGCGTCAGAGCCAAATCTGCAAGGCATTGGCTATGTTTCCAATGCCGGCATTCCCGCTGAATTGTTGACTAAGGGAAGTAATTTTGATAGAGTGTATGTGATTAGAGAGATACGAAGAGCGGTTAATGGGCTAAGTGATGATACGCAGATAAGTAAGTCTCTATATAAGCAGCTAGATAAACTACAAAAGGAAGGCATGGTAGATTTATGGCTATAAAGATATTCCCAACGACAATTGAAGAAGCAAAAGCAGTCATAGAAAAAGCATACGGTCAGCCTTTTGATGAAATTGAAGATCCGATTGAACCCGAGTTTTTACTAAGAGCGGAATAACGCTTGCGAAATACACGCAATCAAAGCACTCAGCAATGGGTGCTTTTTTCATGCCCGAAACGCCCCTAAAGGACGGACCAGGCTGTCGACGGACGTTAAGCGGAATAAGCCGACGGGCATTAAGCGGAGGTATTTACATGGCAGATTTAGGCACAGCAGCAGAAGCCGGTTCCGCGAATTCGGGAACCGGAACAACGCAAGCCACGGCGGCTACAACAGCCGGAACAGAAACGGCAGCAGCCGGAGACACAAAGACTATCAGTATGGTAGAGGCGGAAAGAATTGCAACTGAGAGAGCCACAAGGGCAGAGCAGTCGGCAATGAAGTCCTATCTGCAGCAGCAGGGAATGACGGAAGAAGAAATCAAGGAAGCCATCACGGCACACAAAGCATCCAAGGCCGCAAAAGCTGAAGCAGACAAGGGAAACCTTACTGCAGTGCAGAAGCGAGCCGAAGAGGCCGAGTCAAAGCTGACTACTGCAGAGAAATCAGCCAATGCTCGAATTATCAGTGCAGAAGCCAAGGGCGTTGCCAGAGATCTCGGAGTAAGCAAGGAGAGCATCCCGTATGTTCTCAAGCTCGCGGATCTCTCAAAGGTCAAGGTAGATGCGAATGGTGATCCGGACAGCAAGGAGCTCGAAGCCGCGATCAACAAAGTCCTGACAGATGTTCCCGCACTCAAGGGTACAGAGTCCGCTTCCGGCTTCAAAGCGGGGGCTGACGGTAAAGGGAAAACAGACACAACAGAAGAACAGCTTGCCAACGCATTTGGTATCAAAAAGAAAAAGGAGTAATGACACATGGCTATTAACTATGTAACCCAGTTTTTGCCTACACTTGATCAGAAATATGCGCAGGACCTTGTGACATCGGATCTTGGTCTCAACGGCGCAAAGTTCATCAATGCCCAGACAATTCAGATCCCTACGGTATCCGTAACCGGGTACAAGGAACATTCTCGTGCCGGCGGTTTTAAGTCCGGTACAATCGGAAATACCTATCAGGCAAAGACTCTTTCTCATGATCGTGATATCAGCTTCTTTGTGGATGCTATGGATGTCGACGAAACAAATCAGGCTCTCTCCGCAGCTAACATCACTAACACATTTGAGACGGAGCAGGCTATTCCCGAAACGGACGCCTATCGTCTCAGCAAGATCTACCACGACTACAAGACCACGTACAGCAAGACCACAGATACAACGGTTCTCACTTCCGCCAACGTCCTTACCGTGTTTGACAGCTGGATGGAGCAAATGGACGATGCCGGAGTTCCTGAAGACGGTCGTATCCTGTACTGCCTGTCCGCCGTGCAGACACTGATGAAGAACGCTTCTCAGGTTGCTCGCCAGATCATGGCAGACGGATCCTCTGACGGTACTATCAACCGTACAGTCAGGAACCTCGACAAGGTCAAGATCAAGGGCGTTCCCTCCGGTCGTTTCAAGACCGCCTATGATTTCACAGAAGGCTTTGTACCGGCTGTTGGTGCTTTGCAGATGAACATGATGCTCGTGCATCCCAAGTCTGTCATTGCTGCTGACAAGCACAGCGCAATCTATCTGTGGGCTCCCGGGTCTTCTGCTTCTGCAGGGGATGGATGGCTCTACCAGAACCGCAAATATGGTGATCTTTTCCTTCTAGCCAACAAGCTGGACGGCGTCAAGATCAACCATGTAGCAGCGGTATAAGAAGGAGGTAGCTCATGCTTTATGCAGTTAAGGCCAACAAAGAGCTGAAGATTGAGGAATCCGAAAAAGCTGCTATGCAGAAACAGGGTTTTGACATCGTATCAGTTGACGACAAGGGAAAGAGAGAACTTGTTTCGTACGGCGCGGGTAAAACCGTACCAGCTGATGAGTATGCAGAACTTAAGAAGAAGAACGAGGCTCTCGAGAAAGAGCTCGCGAAGCTGAAGAAGCCGGCGAAGGGCTCTGAGAAAAAGGTTGACGAAGAAGCGAAGGAATGAGGTAACCGGGAATGAGCGCATATGCAGACCTGACTTTTTATAAAGACACTTACGGCGGAACGGTCATTCCCGATGCTGACTTTCCCGCGCGGATTATCAAGGGCAGCCTGGCAATAGATCGTGCCGTTTCTTTTAAGATCGGCACACTAACAGACTGGCCGACGTTTGCACAGAACCAGATCAAACTGGCCGCCTGCGCACAGGCAGACTACGATTACCAATACGGAGAGCTTGCCCAGGCTATGAACGCTGTGGGAAGCTACTCCGTTGGTGATATCTCTGTGTCCTCCTCACAGGCGGGGTCCGGTGGCTTAAGAGCTTCCGGGCTCTCGTGGGAGGCCGAAGAGCATCTACTGCCGACAGGTCTCCTGTATCGGGGGGTGTGATCATGGCGGGAACGCTCCCTTACCTAAAAATCTGGGATGTCACGCCGTGCGAGATCACCTTATCCGGCGGACTATCTGAAGATGGTGAATCTACAGTACTAGAATCGTGGTCCGGGAAGGTTAACTTCTCGGAAAAGGCGAAAAGAGTCCAGGACAAAGACGGTCGATGGGTACAGCTCTCCGGAGTCATTCACGTTGAGGGAGACATTCTTCCAGGTGTGATCTTCACCGGGGGAACGGTTGCTATCGAAGGCTATCCAATCCGTACAATCGTTGGATATGCACGGCCGCGAAACCCGGACGGAACCGTCAATCATACGAGACTGGAGTTGATCTGATGCCTGTCGTATTCATTCCTAATATGGATTATTTCCATCGGCTAGAAAAGGCTAGCGAGATATCACTAGCGAAAGCTGCCGAGGCTATTAAGACGAACCTGATCGTCAGTCAGACAATGCCGTTTGATACGGGCACACTCCAAAATTTCAACACGTTTATCGAATCGGAACCAACGCAGTCACGGATCGTCACCCAAGGACCACAGGCAAGGCGGCTGTATTTCCATCCGGAATACAATTTCCAGAAGGGTAAAAACCCGAACGCAGGCGGTCGTTGGTTGGATCCTTATTCGTCCGGTCACGAGAAGGGTAACGAATTTCGAGAAAACTACGCAAAATTCATGAAGAAAGAGATGGGAGGGTAAACGATGCCAGCACCAACCGTTAAACAAGTCATCACGTGGCTTAAAACCAAGGATGCAGGCCCGTTCTACAACTCCTGTATCGACAAGAACCTATCCCAATGTGTCGGTGTATATGCTAGAAAGAACGGACCGACACAACCTAGGGCCATTGGCTGTAACTCGTCGTATGGCATCAAGGCCATTACGGTTTTGGTGCATTGGTCAACAAATGCCGATACCTGTGAGATCAGGGCGAACGCGCTACAAGAACTATTCCGCACAGCTGGTATGAGCGAGTCAATCGGCTCGACTACTGGTTACTTTAATTCCCTAGTTGATCCGGTAAGCGTCGGAACGGATGAACAGGGTATCTTCGAATACATTTTCGACGCAGAATTCACTTACAGAAAGTAGAGGTAAAACATGGCATTTACAAGTGGCGTTTATCCAGTTTACAACTTAGGTTTTAAAATCGACAAGACCAGTCGCGGCGCAGTTCCTGAATTCGTGACAATCGCTGAGATGGAGACTTTCGAGCCATCAATCGACGGCAACACGGAAGAGTGGACGCCTATGACGACATCCGGATGGGTCCGTCGGCTAATGACAGGGAAGAAATTCTCAATCAAGCTATCCGGGAAGCGACATGTCGGCGATGAAGGGAACGACTACGTAGCGGGGATCGCGTTTAAAGACGGTCTCGATTGCAGCACAGCATTAAAGATTGAATTTCCTGACGGAGATTCGCTCACGTTTGACTGTGTAGTTAATGTATCGAAATCGTTCGGCGGACAGTCGACGAACGTGTCGGCGCTAGAATTTGAGGCCCTTTCAGACGGTAAGCCTGTCTATACAGAGGCGATCTAATTTATGAGCGAGAGGGCAGTTCACCTGCCCTCTCATATTTTAAGGAGGAAAAAATGAGTAAATATACGGATATTTCCGCAAGACTCGACGATGCACAGCCTATACTAAAGCTTAGCGACGAGGAAGAATATCCAGTCGACGATGACAAGAATAATGTGCTTAAAATGAATGCTTCGATGGCTGAAGCCCCGAACGATATAGATGCATTTTATATCGCAGTAGAAATGCTGATCGGTACGGAAGCGATGGCCGCGATCGAGAAGAAACATCCTGGGCTAACGAGTAGGATGTCAACGCTTCGGGTCCTGTTTCATGGCGTAATGGCCGCTATCGGGGGAATCAGCATCGAAGAAGCTGAGAAGCGATTTCGCCGGGGGTTCTAGCCCCGAGTCAGAATCGTGGTATGACATATTCGAGGACTGGGATCTGATCGAAGCCTCATTCGCACACCAGTACGGAATTAGGCTTCGACGCGATGGCAGAATGCCGTGGTCGGAATTTAGTTCACTGCTATCTGGACTAACTGGTGAGACTATATTTGGAAAGGTAGTATCTATTCGCTCTGAGAACGATCCTGATATTCTTAAATCGTTCTCGTCGGAGCAGCTAAAGATACGACGGGAATATCGCGCCAAGACGTGCGCCGACCTTGTCCGTACGGATCCAGCACGCGCGAGATACATGGTATTTGATTTCCAATCTTCGATGAAATTAGCGTTCAAAGCAAATAAGAGCTGAAAGGGAGGAACAGGCAATGGCTGACGAATCAGTGGGGTCCGTATCTCTAGAGCTAAGAGCCGAAGCAGGTGCGCTACTTGGGCAGGTCAAGACTATAGCAGCTGAAGTATCTAACATGCTTGGCAGCAGCGTGTCGAAATCTTTTTCTATCGGAAAATCCGACGTGGATCTATCAGGCATTACTTCTGTCCTTTCTACCATTTCGAACAAGATGAACGGAAGCGTGTCAGACGGAATTGATAAAGGGGCTAAAAGTGGAGCGTCTGAAGCGGTTAAATCCGTTTCCGCAGCAATATCCGGGATTAAAGGCGCGCGGATACAGGTTAGTATTACTAAAGAGGATCTAACTAAGCAGCTGGAAAATATGGTATCCCTTCTCGACAACACGAATGCAAAGATCTACGTACAGCAGCAGGCAGTAGCAGAGCTTGAACGCCAGTGGGCCAACATGGGGCGCATGGGAACACAGGATACATCGGACGGACTGTCAATTAAGAAAAAAATACTCGATACCGAAGCGGCCATGATCAAGTTGCAGGGAGAATCCGATCGGTTGGTCACGAAGACGAATGCTGTTGAGGCGGCTATTAGTAGTTTTTCCTCCGCCGCGAAGAGTGATATTAAGCAGGTGTCGGCGGCGGCGACAGAGACAAAGTCTGACATATCCAGCGTGGGTGCAGCGGCTGATAAGGCGAGCGGCAAAGTAATTGGGATAGGAACTTCGGGGCAGGCTGCCGGGAACAGAGCGTCCAATGGCATGATGAAAGTCGTCCAGAGTCTGTCTGGGGTCGGTAGAGGCTCTGGGTCGGGAATCGAAACAAGACTGGCGGGCATTGAAAAAACTGCTCAGAAAACAATGCGATCCGTTACGGCTCTTGGTCGTAGATTTCTCGTATTGTTCACGGGAAAACTAATTTCAGGAGCATTTAACGGCGTATCCGAATCTCTTGAGGAAGCTACGGAAAGCTCGGAAGAACTTAAAGCGTCTATGAATTCCCTGACGAGCGCAGGGAAGACGGTCAGTAACGGCGTAATCGTAGCAATCGCTCCGCTTATTAATGTAGTTGCTCCTACGCTTACTTCGGTGTCTGACAAGATCCGCATTTTCTCGAACAAAGTAGCTATGTTCGTCGCAGCAATTCTCGGGCAGAAAACCGTCTTACAGGCTACCGCATCAGCATATGAAGAGTATGGATCGTCGGTTACTAGTGCGTCAAAAGCCCTAGCCGGATTCGATACTTTGAACATACTAGATTCCGGGTCTGCCTCGTCAGGCTCTGGCAGCAGTAATTCGGATGACATCTTTAAGACGGTACCTGTATCGGGATCTGTAGCTGATGCCGCTCAGGATTTTAAGACTTCTCTTGAGCCGATTGAGCAGGCCTTCTCGGATCTGTGGGACTCTATCTCTCCGCTCAAGGAC